AACAGATCCTGAAGGTTTGACGGTAGTTACACGAACAGATTCACGAACACATAGCCACTCTGAATACTTATGGTCATAGTGACGAATCTTTTGATATCCCTCATCCATCCACTCACGCAATGCTGGAAGTCCGCTACTATCTGCAAAAGATGCAATGCCTGTTAGAGATGTTCCAATACGACGGTTTCTTTGCATAATACCGTTTGTCTGTTGCCAATGTGTTGGCATTAATGTTACAGTTTTTCCATAAAGATATGCAAACTTCAATGTCTTGAGGAAGTCCTCCTTAGACTCATGACGATTTAAGTGCACTTCTACAAGTGTACAAAGTTCATAAGATTCTAATGGCTGCTCCGCACAAGGATTGAATCCCATGATTCTGGAATCTTTATAATCTGGTGCATCTTTTAATCTTCCGTATTCTCTTGCCACATCCAACCAAATAAATCCTGGCTCTCCATTGTCTGCAATTAAATCTACATAGTCTTCATATTTTGTTCCAACTGTTGCTGAAATAGAATTATTAGACATCCAAGCCCATCCTGGTTTTTCTGGATCATATGAGTTTCGTTCTGGAAATACTTCTGGATTTTTGAGATTAATAAAACCTTCATCTTCTGCTGCGCCTAGTGCAAGGGTAGCGGAACGACGAACATTTCCAGAAACAACACATGTACCAATAAGGTTAACAATATCTACAATTGCACGAGAATCAAGTTTTTCTCCTGCTCTACCGCCGATTACTGCGTCTATCTTGTTATGTAGTGCAATGAGTGGTGCTGGACCGCTAGCAACCCCTCCAAAGCCTTTTATAGGGGCACCTAGAGGACGGATAAGGTCGTAGTTAAACTTTTGTATAGCCTGATTAGGACGTAGGTATGAGTTTAATAACATTCTTACAGAGTCTACCCAACCTTCACGAGTATCTGGAATTTCCCATACATTTTCTGGCTCTGTAGGAGCATTAATAGTGATTTCTTTGTCTTGACCGACGGTATCAAAACCTACACCTATACCTAACATTAAAGCATCCATAACCCAAGCAAACAATGCTCCTGGATCATTACGATCAATATCACGAGTAGACACCATTGCACAGTTTTGTAGAGAAGCAGAGTTGCGCTTTTCCATAGTCATAGGAGTTCCAAATGCCCAAAGACCTCTACCTGGCGGAGTCCATTTTAAATTAAACATACGGTCATATGCTTCTTGAGCAGATTTTTGACTCTTGTTATCGTTCCACGGTAGACGATTATCTTTAGCGTGGTTTTTTTGTACTGAGTACATTCCTTCAATTACCCGCTTACAAACCTCGTGCCATCTTTCTTTTGTTCCGTCTTCTTTCATACGAGAGTATGTGCGTATAAATGTAATTTCGCCTAATGAGTTAGAGCCTGCGTCTGAGAATCCAAAGGGTGCAGGAGTTAGTGAGTACTTTGTTACAAAGTCCTCTGATAGACGAAATGAGAATACGCTTTCTGACATTTATTATTTACCTTTCATAGCAAAATTGAGTGAGTACTTCTTATTTTACGAAGTGGTCTTAAGTATATCACAAATTTAAAAACAAAAACACGCTTAAAAAAATATGTAAATCTTTTGTTGAGGGTTAGTGCTTTTGTTTTTTTAAAGTCTATATATTATTTATAATGCCTGCTTTTATGGTATAATTATAGAAAGTTTACCACAACGGAGGTGCCTATGAATAATGTTTGGATAGTAGTTCCAGTCATTTCTAACGATATTGATTTAACATCATATGTTAATAGACTATCTGGCGGTTATACCGCCCCAGAAACATATGAAAAAACTGTTTTTAACCCTGAAACACAAGCAAGTGAAAAAGAAGATGTGGCTCATCCATATGCTGGTCAAGTGTCACATGATTTTTCAAATAAAATTATTTTTGTAAACAAAGTAGACGGGTACGGCGAGTATGAAGGCGTAGTTCATTTGGAAGATTTTAATGATATAGGCATATACCGTTATTGGAATACTGGACTAGAGTATGCTTTTGCAAATGGGGCAGACTCAGTAATCTTAACAAATGGTGTTTTTGAATTTGATCCATTTGTAATTAAAGAAGCATATGATGAATTTTCTAAGGGTGAATCAGAGGTTATAAATATCTCTGATGGGGCTATGTTGTTAGTTTCATCATCTTCTAGCCTACGTGCTGATGAGCAATTTCAAATATGGTTTGGTGATAATGACTTTTATCGTAGAGCAGAGCCTGTATTAGGATATTCTCGTTCAGAATATTTATGGGGAGACTACTTAATTGATTCTAGTTCTACCGAATCTTTTGATAGCATTGTTGCTTCTGATCAAGTAAAATATAATGCTAAGTGGAACTAATTTTTTCAAACAATCTATTCCACTCTTTAGACCTTAAATCCCAAGAGTAATTTTCATTATAAAAATCTGATTGCTTTTGTAATTTACTTTGTGTTTCTATAGACCAATAATTGTCAATCTCTTCATTTAGTGTTTTTGCATATGCTGGAATAAATGTTTCTGGTACCGCTTGCATTGGCATAAGCCTTGCATATTCTGATCCAGTTTCATATAATGCACCAAGATTAGTTGTAACCATACGACATCCCGCAGCACCAGCCTCAACCATAGCCAAACAACATGTTTCTTCAAACGTACTTGGGTATGCAAATATATGAGATTCTTGTAAGGCTTTTTTAATTACATCATTTGTAGCGTATCCCATATAATTAACGTTTTTCATATTACGGGCTATTTCAAAATGTTCTTCGTATACCCCGTTTGTATGAGCCTCATATCCAGTTCCATACATCTTTGCTGATGAATAAATATCAAGTTCAACATCATCTCTATTTAACATTTCAAATGCTGGCAAAAGCATGTCTAATCCACGAAATGGGGCAGAAGTATAAATTAACTTTATCTTGCCATCTTTTGTCTTAGGTTTAAACTCTATTGGGTCAATAGCATTTTTAATTACATATGCATTTTCAAGAGGGATTTTAAATATCCAGCGATACTTTTCATGTTGCCAGTGAGAAATATATACAAATGAATTTATGGCATTCATAAATGAGGGATCTGTATATCCTGATCTTAACGATTCATCACTATGAGCCAAATGCTGCCATAGCAAATTCTTTTTTGTATATTTTACATTTTTAAAATATGGATTAGATAGCAAAAGGTGAATATCTTCATGCTGTGCTATATTAGTATATTTATATAGTCCAGATTTTAATATTTCTGTACCGCCCATTGGGGGCAAAGATTCTTCTACCACCGCAATATCGTTTTGTGGAACCTGCTGCAACCAATCCATGCTATCTCCTAATTGTAAGTTTTTTTCTGCCAAAACTGTTGTTTATATGAACGAACTATTTTTGATTTTAATAAAAAACCATTTTTACGATTTTCTTCTTCATCAAATTCTACAACATCGCTTTTCCAGTCTTCTCTCTTAAATGGAATAACCTGACAGATAGGAGTTCCCTTTTCAAGAATAAAAACATTTTTGTCAATTATGGAATCCAATAGTTGAAATGGAAACTCAACACCAAGTTTATACATATCAGTATCCACAACACCAGAAAATGTTCTAAATGGAAGATCGTGCCTGTTTGTTGGGTGCGTAAACAGACAACTATAGCCTTTTGGAGTAATAACTCTCCATCCTGGTCTCCACTTAAGAAGACTTGGAGAGCCACCAAATGGTCCTGGTAATCCTGGTGCTTGATCTGGTCCGTGTTGTCCTATAAGATTAATATTTGTTGCCCAACGAACATTAATCATTCCTTTATCATTTTTTCTAAACTCCATATCAAATGGTAATTCAAACATGTAGCCTGTACTTAAAGCGTCAAGAAAAGGAGAGCATCCCTTTAATGTTAAGTTACTAACTGCAACCCCATCTTTTGATAAACCGTCTAATTTTTCTTCATCCATTCTTGTTGGCATATCTTTATACCATTGTGGAAGAGACTGAACTGCTGGCTTTGGACTTTCAAACAAAAGTTCTGTTTCTTTATCAAATGCTTCAAATTGTAATTTCATTATTTATTTTCCTGTGGATAATTTTTTTGTAAAACATCCATCCAATGAAGTTTAAATGTTTTTTGATGAGTTACTCTAACTTTGGGATCCGCCCAAATTTCAAAACCAGAATTAATGGCTTTTGTACACCAAGAAAGATCTTCACCAATAAGTATAAACTCAGGATTTGTGTCTTTGTTTTCATCTGTATTGGGTATTGCTACTGGGCCAAACCAAGGTCTTGGCATTTTTTCAAATACCCCTTGTTTAACGGCTAGGAACCCAAATCCAGCCCCAGCAACTTTGAATGGCTCATTCTTATCAAGGAGCATTTGTTCTGGCATCATTCCGCCTCTAGGCTGATTATAAATAGGAACGTGGCGATCTTCCATTAAATAGCATCCAGAAATAATATCTTTTTCAGAATTATATAATGCAAAAAAGTCTGATGGCTCCCACTCAATATCTGAATCAATCCAAATAATTTTGTCGTAAGTCCATTCACCACTACATGGCTCTGTCATATTTATATTATTTGTATCCCAGCCACCAATTGTACACTCACGGGCCATTGCAACTAAAGATCCACCTTGATTTAAAAAGTTCCAAGATAAGCCTTCTTCATTTAGTATGTATGTTGTTTTAAGAATACTTCTCATATATCCAGGAGTAAATCCATTTCCTGGAGTAGCGATTACTACATTAAAATGTGGCTTATTTGCCATAGTTATCTAACCTTACCTTTACTTTTTTATAATGCGACAAACTTACTGTAGGATCTAAGTATATCTTAAATCCTGCTTTCTGTGCTTTTTTGCACCAAGAAAAATCTTCTCCGTAAGGAATAAAAATTTCTTTTTCCCCATCTTCTGAAGTCATTTTTTCAAATACTGACTCAAACCATGGTCTTTTTATATTTTCAAATACGCCTTGTTTCATTGCTATAAAACCAAATCCTGCAGCAAAAATTTCTTCTTCCTTATTGCTTTTTAAAATTTTATCAATTTCTGTTGCTGCATCTTCTACTGCTACAGAAAACATTGGTACCATTTTTTCATTAAAATATAAACCAGAAACAATATCTTTATCAGATTCATATATTTTCATAAAGTCTGTTATTTCCCATCCAATATCAGAATCAATCCAAAAAATTTTATCATATGTTACTTGTCCACGAACTGGGCTATTATTAAAAGGATCGAGATATTGATCCCCCATTGCTGTTGCTTCTCTAGCGGTACTAACCATAGATGAATATTCATTTAAGAACATATATGAAATACCTACTTGATTTAGATATGAAATAGTTTGTATTAGACTTTTTACATATTCTGCTTCCATATTTCTACCAGGAGTAGCGATAAGAATATTTACATGTGGATTCATTAGTTTCTCCAAAATTCTTGACCAGAATATTTATTTATTACATATTCAGATAATAGTTCTTGTTTATTTATATTTCGACGGGATATAGAAGATCTTACATCATGTTGTCCTATAAGTCCATAGACATTATCATCTTCTTTAATGTTGTTTGCTATATTTGAATAATCATGGGTAAATCTTTCAATGCCGTAAAAATCGTAAATCTTATTAATTTCCTCTTCTGGATTTACTATTAAATCATCGTATTCTACAAAATGGAAATACTTTCTATTATCTGGATGCATTGCAAATGCTATACCGTATAAGCAGTTATCAATAATACCTTTTGGCCTCATTAAACTATCACACCTAATATCATCTGCTGGACGGTAAAAATTAAATTCCTGTCTTGTCTGTATTTCAGAATCAATAAAATTATTTTTATTTGGATTTTTCTTAACTAGACTTATAAATGATGCAAGGATATCTGTTATTCCTCTTACTGGTAGTATTATTTTTGGTTCATATCCAAGATTTCTTTGCAATACCCCGAAATGTTCAGGCATTGACCATTCTCTTGATTTATCAATAATGATAGGTTTATTTGTATCAGAGTAGTATCCTTCTAATACCCCCATAATTGTATTTGGCATTACTACAGGTTTGGGATATGCAGAGTACTGTTCTGATGCCAAAATACTACGTTCTAAATTAAATATCATTCCACACATAGGTGAATTTGCTGATGAATAAATATCAGGATTTTGATTTAATATAGATGATATTAGAGTACTACCAGATCTTGGAAGACCTGCCATAAAATAAAAATTTTTCATATTACCCCCGTAATATCTATTATAGCAGAGAGATATTTTTTTTCAAATTATGCAAGTTCAATATCAGTTAAATTATAATTAGATATTGGTAATGTCAATGCTTGAGTAGTCCATGTAGCACCATCAGTTGATACATATATGCCTAGGTTTTCATTTACTGTTGAGGTATTTATGTCTCCTGATCCTGAAATTGCTGTCCATAGGTTGTTGCCATAGTTTACTGAGAATATATCATTTACAAAGTTTAAGGTTTTGGTAGTCCAGGTTACTCCATCGGTTGAAGTTCTTAGGGCTCCAAAATTGCCACCTGCTACCCAAATACTGTTTCCGTAGGCTATTGATCGTATAGTTACACTTTCAAAGTTAGAGGTTTGGGTAGTCCAGGTAGTGCCGTCTGTTGAGGTACGGAGTGTGCCTGAAATTCCACCTGCTATCCATAGGTTATTTCCGTAGGCTACTGATATTATACGTGTAGTTCCAAAGTTAGAGGTGCGTGTAGTCCAAGTTATGGCATCGGTTGAGGTGCGCAATTGGCCTGTATCCCCACCTGCTATCCAAAGGCTGTTGCCGTAGGCTGCTGACCATATAGTGGTATTTCCAAAGTTAGAGGTTTGGGTAGTCCAGGTAGTGCCGTCTGTTGAGGTACGGAGTTGTCCTATATAGCCAGTTGCTACCCAAAGGCTGTTGCCGTAGGCTACTCTTTGTATTTGTGTATTTCCAAAGTTAGAGGTGCGTGTGGTCCAGGTTGTTCCATCCGTTGAGGTACGTAACTGGCCTGTATTTGCACCTGCTACCCAAAGACTGTTACCGTAGGCTACTGAGTTTATCTGTGTATTACCAAAGTTGGAGGTGCGTGTGGTCCAGGTTGTTCCGTCTGTTGAGGTACGGACTTGTCCTGAACCACCACCTGCTACCCACAGATTATTGCCATAGGCTACTGATGTTATAAAAGTATTGCCAAAGTTGGAGGTTTGTGTTACCCATCTATTTGGTGTTTTTCCATCTACATATATTGAATAAGTGTTATTATAAGAATTTACTTTTTCTACCCAACCCAAAACTCCTGTTCTAGTTGAGGCATATGTAGAATTTGATGTATTAAATGTATAAAATATTCCTTGATCTGATGCTAATATATCTGTGTTTATTGATGTAATAATTGGTGATATTGATGGGGTGTAGGAAATTCGTAGTTGTCCTGCCTCACCACCTATTGCCCATAGGTTATTTCCGTAGGCTACTGAGTTTATAACGGTACTTCCAAAGTTAGAGGTTTGGGTAGTCCAGGTTATGGCATCTATTGAGGTACGTAACTGGCCTGCATCTCCAACTATTACCCAAAGGTTGTTAGCGTAGGCTACTGAGTTTATAGTTGTAGCACCAAAGTTAGAGGTGCGGGTGGTCCAGGTTATTGCATCAGTTGAGGTGCGGAGATTGCCTGCCTCACCACCTGCTACCCAGAGGTTGTTGCCGTAGATTATTCTGTTTATAAGTGAAGCACCAAAGTTTGAGGTTTGGGTGGTCCACGTTATAGCGTCTGTTGAGGTGCGGAGTTGTCCTGAATATCCACCTGCTATCCAAAGGCTATTACCATAGATTGCTGTGCGTATACCTGAAGTTCCAAAGTTTGAGGTTTGGGTAGTCCATGTTATTGTATCTGTTGAGGTGCGGAGTTGGCCTGTCTGTCCAACTGCTACCCAGAGGTTATTTCCGTAGGCTATTTCGTTTATAAGTGAAGCACCAAAGTTTGAGGTTCTGGTAGTCCATGTTATTGCATCTGTTGAGGTGCGGAGTTGGCCATTAGCCCCTCCTATTACCCAAAGGTTGTTGTTATGGGCTAATGCAAATATACTGTCAGCAGCAGAAAAGTTAGAGGTTTGGGTAGTCCATGTTATTGCATCTGTTGAGGTGCGTAGTGTGCTAAAGATTCCACTTGCTACCCACAGGTTATTGCCGTAGGCTATGTCTCTTATAGCAAGGTTTCCAGAAATATTTGAAGTTTGAGTAGTCCATTGCAAATTTTGAATGGTATATGAAATTAAATTATTACTAGTAACAAAATTATTATCTGCTATTAATCCAAATTCTCTATTTCCAAATGCAGATATTGACTTTATATTGTTGAATAATGGTGTTACGGTTGAGGTACGGAGTTGACCTGTAATACCACCTGCTACCCAGAGGCTATTACCGTAGGCTATTCGGCGTATAGTTGTATTTCCAAAGTTAGAGGTTTGGGTATTCCAGGTTGTGCCATCTGTTGAGGTGCGGAGTATGCCTGTGTAGCCACCTGCTATCCAAAGGCTGTTGCCGTAGGCTACTGATTGTATACGTGTACTTCCAAGGTTAAGGGTTCTACTAGTCCATGTTATGGTATCTGTTGAGGTGCGGAGTTGTCCATAATGTCCACCTGCTACCCAAAGGTTGTTGCTATAGGCTATTGAATATATATTTGCCGTAAAATTAGAGGTTCGGGTAGTCCAGGTTATGGCATCTGTTGAGGTACGTATTTGGCTTCCAGCACCGACTGCTGTCCATAGATTATTGCCGTGGGCTATTGCAAATATATTTGAGATTCCAAAGTTGGAGGTTTGGGTAGTCCAGGTTGTGCCGTCTGTTGAGGTACGTAACTGGCCTGTGTAGCCACCTGCTGCCCAGAGACTGTTGCCGTAGGCTATTGAATCTATGCGTGTAGTTCCAAAGTTAGAGGTTCGGGTAGTCCAGGTTATGGCATCTGTTGATGTGCGGATTTGTCCTGTAATACCAACTGCTACCCAAAGGCTGTTGCCATAGGCTACTGACTGTATATTTGTAACTCCAAAGTTGGAGGTGCGGGTGGTCCAGGTTATGGCATCTGTTGAAGATCGGAGTTGCCCACTTTGTCCACCTGCTACCCAGAGGCTGTTGCCGTAGGCTAAATCTTGTATATGTGAATTTCCAAAGTTAGAGGTGCGGGTGGTCCAAAAAATTCCTGCCTGATACAAACTTTTATATTGATTATATTGATCTGTATTTCTATCAGAATATAAAAGTGATCCATTTATATTTGATATTGCTTTATAGCGTTCTGTTGTTGCTATGCCGCTTGATTTTACGTTGGTATCTACAGAAGCAATAGCATTTAAAATACTAATAGTAGTCCATGATATTCTATCAGTAGACACTCTTGTATTTGTTCCTGTTGAAGATGCTACTGTTGATATATTTGGATTATATAATAAGATTGAGGTACGGAGTTGGCCTGACTCTCCACCTGCTACCCAAAGGCCGTTTCCATAGGCTACTGATGTTATACTTGAAGTTCCAAAGTTGGAGGTTTGCGTAGTCCAAGTTATTGCATCTGTTGAGGTGCGGAGTTGGCCTGTATTTCCACCTGCTACCCAAAGACTGTTACCGTAGTCTACTAAGTTTATCTGTGTATTACCAAAGTTAGAGGTGCGTGTGGTCCAGGTCGTACCATCCGTTGAGGTACGTAACTGGCCTGTATCCCCACCTATTGTCCATAGGTTGTTGCCATAGGATATTGCTCTTATGGCTGTACTTCCAAAGTTTGAGGTACGGGTAGTCCAGGTTATGGCATCTGTTGAGGTACGAAGTGTTCCTGTATAGCCGCCTGCTATCCAAAGATTGTTTCCGTAGTTTAACCTTAGTATATCCGTATTACCAAAGTTTGAAGTTTGGGTAGTCCAGGTGGTGCCGTCTGTTGATGTTCGTAGTTGTCCTCTATTTCCACCTGCTACCCAGAGGCTGTTTCCATAGGCTATTGAGTGTATAAAAGAGGTTCCAAAGTTAGAGGTACGAGTGGTCCAGGTTGTGCCATCTGTTGAGGTGCGTAGTGTTCCTGCATTACCACCTGCTATCCAAAGGTTATTGCCGTAGGCTATTGAGTATATACGTGTACTTCCAAAGTTGGAGGTGCGGGTATCCCAGGTTGTGCCATCTGTTGAAATTCGTATTTGTCCAGTATCTCCACCTGCTATCCATAGGCTGTTGCCGTAGGCTACTGAGCGTATTGTTGTATTTCCAAAGTTGGAGGTTTGTGTATTCCAACTAGATATTGCATTATTATTTTCAGCAATTTGTACATTATTTATATTACTCGATCCAAATCCAGCATCTATTGTTGTCCATGATATGGAGTCGGTAGAAAATAAGAGTCTATTATTGTTCCCGCCGACAATATAATTATTTAAAGTAGGATTATATGAAATATCGTTTAAAGAATCATCTGCTGAAGTGCGGATTTGTCCTTGATTTCCACCTGCTACCCAGAGGCTGTTGCTATAGGCTACTGAGTATATATCTGAAGTTCCAAAGTTAGAGGTTTGGGTGGTCCAGGTTATGGTATCTGTTGAGGTGCGCAATTGGCCATATTGCCCACCTGCTACCCAAAGACTGTTGCCGTAGGCTACTGAGAATATACTTGTATTACCAAGGTTTGAGGTTCTGGTAGTCCAGGTTGTGCCATCTGTTGAGGTACGGAGTGTGCCTGAATTTCCACCTGCTATCCAAAGGTTATTGCCGTAGGCTACTGAGCCTATAGATGTACCACCAAAGTTGGAGGTTTGGGTAGTCCAGGTTATGGCATCTGTTGAGGTGCGTAAGGTGCCTGTATTTCCACCTGCTATCCAAAGACTGTTGCCGTAGGCTATTGAGCGTATTGCTGAAGTTCCAAAGTTTGAGGTTTGAGTGGTCCAAGTTGTGCCATCTGTTGAGGTGCGCAATTGGCCATATTGCCCACCTGCTACCCAAAGGCTGTTGCCGTAGGCTACTGAAAATATATTTGTATTACCAAAGTTTGAGGTTTGAGTGGTCCAAGTTGTGCCATCTGTTGAGGTGCGCAATTGGCCTGTATAGCCGCCTGCTATCCATAGGCTGTTGCCGTAGGCTACTAATCGTATATCCGTATTTCCAAAGTTGGAGGTACGAGTGGTCCAGGTTATGGCATCGGTTGAGGTGCGAAGTGTGCCAGATTGCCCACCTGCTACCCAAAGGTTATTTCCATAGGCTACTGCTCTTATCTGTGTGTTTCCAAAGTTTGAGGTTTGTGTGGTCCAGAATGTGCCATTATTTGACGGTATATTAATATCAAAAGTTGTTAAATCTCCAGTAGATGATCTTAATGTTCCATCAGTTCCAGTAATAAAAAGTTTTTTTAAAAAGTTGAATGTTGATACAAATACAGCGCTAGCAGTAATTCCTAAGATTGGCATTATGCGCTTAAATCCCCTACAGCCACCCAAGTATTTGCTGCTCTTTTAACAATTGTGGCGACAGACCATTGTCCTCTTAGTTTTAAACCAGGACTTCCATTTACTGTTGTAGTTGCTGGAGTTACCGCTGCAATTGTTATTTGTCCTGCTCCAGTTTGTAAAATATTTATTTGTGATCCTATTGCAAAATTTGCAGTAGCATCTGTTGGTATATTTAGTGTACCCGCAGTTGCTCCATTACTTAACTCAAGCCATTTATCTTTATCTGCTAGAACTACTGTGTATGCATTTGTTGTAAATGTAGGTGTTGAAATAGTTAAAGTAGAAGAAGCAAACTCAACTGCTTGTGACACCGAATTAAGAGTGCCCCCAACAAGAATTTTGTCATTAGTAGAATCCCAAGCAATTCTGCCATCTGTTGTAGAAGATGTAGTAGATAGAGTAAGGAGTGGTGTATCGATTGTTGGACTTGTTAAAGTTTTATTTGTAAGGGTTTCAGATACATCTTTAAGAGCAGTTCCATTCATAGAGTATGACTTACCAGAAGCAAGATTTATGTGTTCCGATGAAGTCCAAGAATCTGTAGAGTCAACCCAGTTAAAGGTTTTATCGGTTGTGCCTTTAAGTGTAATACCTCCGCCATCGGCAGTTATGTCTGTTGGAGTTTCTACATCTCCAAGAATAATATTTTTATCTTCAACAACTAGGTTAGTTGAGTTAATATTTGTAGTTGTACCGTTTACGGTAAAGTTTCCAGATACCGTCAAAGAAGGAACTGTAAATTCTCCAGATGAAGATACATTAGCAAGGATTGTTCCGCTTGAGTTTTGCCATTCTTGAAGGTTAGCGGTTTGTGATGCTAATCCTTTAACAATAAACCCAACCATACTTGTGTTATATGGTCGCCAAGGTACAGGGCCATAAGAATCAAATTGTGTGGCAGAAATAGATAGTGAGTAAGGATTGCCATCAACACCTAATGTAATTACGCTACCTGCTGGTCCTCGAAGTGTTGGAACAATTAATTTGCCGCTAGCATCCATACTTGCCATTACAGTACCGCTACTATTCTGCCACTCTTGCAGATTGGCAGTTTGTGATGCTGCGCCCTTGATAATTAAAGGAATATTAGTTGAAGATAATGCATTGGCTGTTATATTGCTAGAACTAAATGAAAAATATGGCCCGTTTGCTGCAGCGTTTTGGACAAAAGAAACGTTAATAGTATTATTAACATATAATCTGCCGTCAGCACCAACGCTAGTAAGTACAGAACCACTACTATTCTGCCACTCTTGAAGGCTAGCAGATTGTGAGGCTGCGCCTTTGACCGCAAACGGAACTACGGAGGCGCTAAGTGTAATTGCAGTAACTGGGCTTCCAGAAGTCATTGAAAGATAAGAACCACCACCGCCAGCAGGTTGATAAAATGGTGCATAGTTAGCAGCAGTATTAAGTACTCCGCTAGAAGACATATAGGCAACTGCGCTACCAGCACTATCCTGCCATTGTTGAAGGTTGGCGGTTTGGGAGGTTGCACCACGAACAACTATTGGAGTAATTGCTGCCGTACCTGCAACAAAACTTCCAACGGCAGACAAAGTAAATGTTCCACCCGTACCTGCTACATCTGTAAATCCTGAACCAAGAACTGTAAAAGTTGTTGATGTAACTGCTGTTACTGTCCAAGTTCCATTGTAAGTGCCACCACTTACTGATGCCACTGTAACTCGCTGACCTGCTTGCACAAGTGATGTGCCACCATAGGTAAAGACTGCAACTGTCGCAGATGTATATGCAGCCGATGTGATTGCCGTAGTAGTTGAACCATTGATGCTTGTGGTAGTCCCTGCGTATATTTGTCCAGCAGAATTAATTCCTGAAAGAACAGTTCCAGCACTACCCCTCCATTGTTGTAGGTCTGAAGTTTGAGTTGAAATACCTATTACTTGTAAAGATGGATAACTTCCTGCTGTTGATGTGACAGCAAAATAGGCAGAATTATTTCCTGATTGAAATACTAGTTGGCTTCCTCCGCCACCTACATATCCCATTGAACCTGAAATACGTAAATTACCACCTGCCTGGATTGATGCCAACGTTGTACCAGCATTATTCTGCCATTGTTGAAGGTCGTTTGATTGTGACGTTACGCCTTTCACAACTATTCCAGTAGTAGTATTATTTATAGGAATTACTGATAATTGTGTTCCTGTTATTAAGGTTCCAAGATTTAGTGCGCCAGTATTTCTTAGGCTTGCCCTTACCGTTCCATCAAAGTTGTGCCATTCTTGCAGGTTAGCGGTTTGAGATTCGGTGCCCTTTACAATTAAACCAACAGTTTCAGCATTAGCAGTAGTAATCTGTTGCACTCCACCAGTAAATGTATTGGCGGTAGCAAGATAAGGAACACCAGTAATTGCTGAATTTGCTGGAATTGTGACGGTACCAGTAAAAGTAGGAGAAGCAAGTGGGGCTTTAGCATCTATCTGAGTTTGAATTGCTGAAGTTACACCATCTACATAATTTAATTCTGTAGAAGTTGCGGTAAGATCAACGTTCTCGTTAATTTTTGGGGTAGTTAAAGTTTTATTTGTAAGAGTTTGTGTATCCGATGTGGTAATAACTTGATTACCATTGACCGTAGCAGAGTTTCCTTCTACTATCAAACCATTCTTGACCCTAAAATCTTTATTTGTTGTAGTCACTGAAGTTCCCTATCCCCTCAGATACATATTAGGCTTCTATAAGCGTCTTATGCACCTTTACTGTTGTCTCGTTTGATGCCGTTACAAGTAGTCTAACATTTCCGCCTGAGTAATCTGCATTAGTTGTTCCTAAAGATGCTGCTGCATTGATTACATCTGCGTATTCTGTAAGAGCAACGTTGTTGCCTCCGTCTACGTTAACAAGGATTTCTATGGTTTGAACTTCTGTACCCTTTTTCATTTGTACTAAATATTTAGCACTTGAGTATGTGGTTGCTGACCAAGAGTCAACTACGGTTGCAGTTCCATCTGTAAGTGCTTGTGTAGCAGTTCCAATTAATGCATCTGTCAGTGTAAGCGATGTTGCAGTTGCTGCACCAATGTTTGGAGTTGTAAGTGTTGGAGAGGTGCCAAATACTAGAGCGCCAGACCCTGTTTCGTCAGAGATTACTGATGCTAGTTCTGTTGAAGTGGTTGCTGCAAAAACGTCCAATTTGTTGTTTGTAAGAGCAACAGTACCTGTAGCATCTGGAAGAGTAATTGTTCTGTCTGCAGTTGGATCAGTTACTGTAATAGTTGTTTCATGGTCGTTTGCTGTAGCACCTTCAAGAACGATACTTCCGTCTGAAAGGGTAAGTCCTGAAATTGTTGGTGATGTTAGAGTTTTGTTTGTTAAAGTGTCCGTTGAAGAGGTAGTGACAACATTAACACCTTCAACAGCAATAACACCTGCTGAAACTCTTGAAATTGTTGTGTCTGTAGCATGGCCTAACTCAACAGTTCCTACACCTAAAGCGGTGGAAGTTGAAGCAACTAATCCACTAATCGGTAAGCCAGTTGCATTTGTTAAAGTTCCTGATGCTGGAGTTCCAAGTGCTGGAGTAGTTAATGTTGGCGATGTGAGAGTTTTATTTGTAAGGGTTTGTGTACCTGTTAATGTTACTACTGTTGAATCAATATCAAGAGTGTTTCCAGTCTTGTCTAATCCTGTACCCGCAACAATTTGTCCTAAGCCAGTAAATTGGGTAAATGTAAGGGCTGTAGTTCCAACTGTGATTGCACCATCGTTAGTTAATACATAACCTTGATCAGCGTTAACAGTTCCTTGTTCTACAAATACCGCAAAATTTGAAGTAAGTTCAGTATTTGTATCACAATCAGGTGAACGAGTTGCAGGACCAACTATTGCAACTCTATAGATACCGTTTTCTGAAGCATCTGACTGATTCTTAACAAGAACACGGTCAAACATGCTAAGAGTTACTCCGTCAATAATATCGTCAGGGCTAAGATCACTTGCAATGTTAATGTTTGTAGTTGTTGCTGCACGTACTGATGGTTTCCAGTCAATACCTTGTGCTGCTGAATCTACATAAGCCTTTGTTGCTGCATCTGAGTCAGTCTCTGGTGTACCAAGACCTGTAATCTTGTAAGTTGCCATACTGACGTTGCCAGTTGGTGCTCCAACAGCGCTTAGTGCAAACTCTGAAGGGTCTACAGAAATTGCGCCTGTTGAATCATCATAGTCAAGACCATTTCCTACAACAGTTCCAATTGCATCTTGTGCTCTTTCGTCTGTGAAGTATTTGTTTGTTGAACCTTCTGCAATATCGTCAGATCCAAGAGTACGTGAACCACCAAGAGATGTTGATGTACCGTTAATAGTAATTGCTGAGTTTGATAGTTTATCGTTTGCAATTGATCCTGCAAGCATTGTGTTTGTTACAGAACCTGTATCTCCAGTTGTTACAACAGTTCCAGTTACGTCTGGAAGAGTAATTGTACGGTCTGCTGTTGGATCTACTACTTGAAGGGTAGTTTCAAAGTCATTTGCAGTTGCACCTTCAAATGAAACGCTTGCTTGAAATACTCCAACTGGTTGTGTTTCTTTCCAGGCAATTCCATTTGTTGCTTGATCGTCTGCTGTAAGCACATAGTTATTTGTTCCAACTGCTAGACGAGTTACTGCATCTGCACCAGATGCAACTAGTAAATCACCTTTTGCGTCTACTAATGCTTCTGTTAATATATCGTGGTTGTTTACAGTTGCAGTTGATCCTTCAACTACTAGTCCCGCTTTTACTCTAAAATCTTTTGTTACGGTTGCCATCTTATATCTCCTTGGTTAGGCCTTTAATCCCATACGCATGTAGCGTAGGGTTATAGGTGTAATTCCCCCTACTGGAACAACAGTTAGTGAAACTGTGTCTCCAGCCCTTGAAACAGAGATGGTGCCAATATTCCCATCGTTGTCAATTGTTGCATACTGAGTAAAGTTAACATCTGTACCGTCAATCAGAATGCTAAGTTCTGTAGAAAAGTACTTGTTAGCCCCACCTACCACATATTTGAGTGAGATCATATATTTCATTGATCTAAACTCGCTTGCTAAAAAGTTATCAAAAACCGTTGGGTTTTCAATTCCATTAATTGTTGACTCGTTATTACCATCTGATCCAAGATCGGTAGACCTAGCAGAAGTACTATCAATTAAGTCTATATAGTTTTGTTCCGTTGGTCTATCACCTGTTTGAAACAGGGCTTTTACATTGGTGGTTGATATCTTTGCCATAGGTCTATTATAGCATTATGTTAAAGAATATAGTTAGAAAAACCAATCATCTGAACACCAATTACTGGTGGATTGTTTGGGCTATAGCCTTGAATGCCAATATTGGTTATGCTTAGTCTAAATGGAAGAATTTCTGTTAATATAACTACCTTCGAATAATTGACTAATGCAACAGGATTTGATGCTGGCTTAATGTCTGAAATTGCTATTGTTGGAGAAATTGTTGCTGCTGAAACTAATACCGCTAAAGCAATACCTTGGGAAATCGAGGTTGTTGCCATTATGAATCCTGATCTGTTACTTCACCAAGCATAATCATTTCGCCTTGACATACTGTCCAAATACGATCATTGTCTGTTAGTTGAATATCAAAAACATCTCCAGTTCTTAACTGTTTTGATTGTACTGCAGATACCGTTACTGTAAATTCTCCTGGATCATCAAACTCTGTTGCATAAGGATAGACTGTAAATAATAAATCATCTCCGACATCGTCTGAATACCTTCTAAAATCTCCTTTTATGTCCCAACCAGTGATATCTCCACTTTCATCATTTGTATAATCTAAAGGATTTCCTAAATCATCTTCTACGTAAATTCTAAAAGATATAGTATCTCCTATTACAGCAGTCCAGTTAATTAATGGTGGCTTATTGCCAAGGTTATATACTGAAGGTGCTGTTACATTTGTAATTGAACTTTCATCAGGGTTTCTATATGTAGCCATTATTTAATTATACCATTAAGCAAGTCCATTTTTTAATGCCCCCCATGTTCCGTTGCCCTTTGGTTGACCAACAATCAATATTCCAGTAGTTGCATTAGATTTTGCTACTACTGCTACCGCTCCAGAACCAGTTGCTGGTTGTGTTGCTGTTAATCCTCCACCATCTGCTACATAAAGAACATTGCCAGCAGTAAATGAATTTGTATTTGCATCAAGGATTACACCAGAAATAGTAACAACGCCATCTGTATTATTTCCAATTGCAGAACTTGTTAGTCCTAATACTGGAAATGTGGCAATGTTATCAGAGTCACATTTTCCTATTGTTGTTTTTGTATTAAATCCAGTAACAAAAACTGGTGTTGCTTTTGCAATACTTGCACCACTTACATTTCTAACCTCTATTGTATGATTTACAAGATCAGGAAGAATTAATTCAATTTGTTCCGCTAAGTCTTGCAAATCTTCATGAATGTTTACTGGATCGCTAGAAAGCGGAAAGGGAATATCATAATTTGCGGTTGCACCAGTAGCCATAATCTTATTATTATACCACTTCCTAAAGCAATATTTTTAATAAATGTGCGGGTATATTGATAAAGTTGACTTTAATCCCTAAATCATGTTATAATTAATATACTACCGAAAGGTAGTTTTTGTTTCTAAGGAGGTAACACTAATGAGAAACATTGAAAAGAAGGTTTGGTTGGGGTTACTATCTATTGTTGGTTTGGTTGCGCCTTTTAGCAATTCTGCTAATGCTTTAGATAATAATTTATTGACTAAACCCTCCGTTGAAGCCGTTCCAGCCCCTACAGGGGCTTTTCTGGTTTCTAAGGAGAGTATATTAAAAAAATATGAAAATGCTCATAAATTAACTGATAGCCAGTTAGTTGACCTATTGAAGGCTATAGGGTTTAAAGGTGATAAATTAAGAACAGCATGTGCAATTGCAAAGGCTGAATCTAATGGAAGACCCTTTGCTTTTAATGGCAACTCAGAAACTGGAGATAGTTCTTATGGAGTATTTCAAATAAACATGATAGGAAAACTGGGTCCTGATCGTAGAGAAAAATTCGATCTTGACTCTAACGTTGAATTATTTAACCCAGTTACTAATTCACAAATAACATTTCACATGACTAAGGGTGGTAAAGATTGGTCAGCATGGAGTTCTGTGAACGGACCACGGTACCTAGAATGGTACAGCAAATACCCTTGTAAGGTCTAATAATTAAAATACCCTCCTTGCTTTTGGCTTGGAGGGTTTTTATAATACTTTAAAAAACCTTCTTATTCCAAAGATTATCTCTATAGTATCCAGACTTGGTTTCTGAGTATCTTTGATCGTTTACCTTATCCCGTTCGATTTTGTGTTCAAGGTTTGGAATATCTAATACCTCGTGGCTCCATTCATTTCTATAGAATGGAATAATTTGAACATATGGAGTTCCCTTTGGAATAGTGCCCTCAAATCCTTCCTTAAGTGCAAAATTTAAAACATCTGACCCATGCCAGTTATCTGTATCAGTAATTCCAGAAAGGGTAAAGAATGGAAGATCTGTCCTATTTAAAGGATGGGTAAATAAACAACTAACACCTTCTGGTGTTTTAATTCTCCAGTAGGTTGACCAAGCATATGAGAATGGGTCAAATCCAGGCATTGTCGCAATATGTGATTGAAAATATTTTTGGTATTGCACTTGTCCATATCCAAACTCGACAGTTTTTTCATTGTCTCCATAAGAAATTATAGGGTTGCCGTCTTTTCTAAATATATGAATGTCTGTCCAAGTAGTTAAAAAATATCCGCTAGTCATAGCATCTAAAAATGGCATGCAGTGTCTTACCGTTAAGTTGTGATAACCAGTACCTTTATCAGCAACCATTTCTTTATCATTGTTTTGAAACCTTGGTGTTTTTTTAAACCAGTCTGGTACAACAGATGAAGACTTTGTTGGTTTATTGACATATTTTGTAACTAACTTTGAGTTATTTTCTATTGGTGTAAAAATTATCTTATTCATATAAAGCCTTTAGTGATCTAATATTTTTTTCATTTATTAATAATTTTTTTAATGAGTCATAGTAGTCTTTAAAGTTTGAACCAACTGCGATTTCGTATTCATCTAATAATTCTTTGTTTGGTGCACCCCAATAACCAAAATAATCTCCTAAGAATATATCTTTTATTCTTCTATAAGATGGCAAGATAGTTTGTAGGTGTGCAAAGTATAGTTTTTGATCATATCTATTATGATTTTGTCTCCAGTCATTTTTATCTGGAAATTGCCCACCTTTGTTTTTATGCCAGACTATTGGTTTTTTTATTGTAAATATTTTATATCCTCTTGTAAAAGATCTTAATGCCATAACTATTTGATCACCCCCCCAAGATATTAATGGATCATTCATGACTTCTTTAATAAAAGAAAAATCTGAAAAAAGAAAATTACCAGATAAACAAAAATGTTCTTCATATGTTTTTTCATCATTCCACTCAACATGTTTTCCAGCAACATCTATATATTTTTTACTTAAACCTTCTCTGTGGTTTTCTATTTTTAAAGCATGACTAAAAAATAAATTATTGGTAGAAAAATTATTTATATCTTCTACTACTTTATTGTTTGTTGATAAAACTATTTCATTTTTTTCATTATAATACCACCATGGAGTATATGTAGATATAATGACTTTTTTATGGTTTTTTGAAATTAAATTATAAGAATCTATTAAATCTATATCCCAATTATTTTCAAATAACATGTGTGCATCTACCTGCAAGTAAAAATCACACTCTCTATTATTTAACATAGAACTATTTAATCTAGGAAGTCCAACACCAAATGGTGAATTATAGGTTGCCTTTAAATGATAAATATTTTTATTATTATTTTTAAAGTTTGCAAATTTGTTATCTGAAGAACATTCAAAAATTCCAAAAAATAGTCTATCTGGATTGGTCGCATTATTAATTGCTGATACAACTGTTTGTTCTAAATCTATTTCATTAAAAGCACAAATACTTATAAAAATTTTTTCATTCATAATTGATGTCTCCTGGAGTTGGCTTAAATGGTTTATCTAAAAATTGCTTTGCTTCATCAGTTAAACCATTAACACCTTTTTTATACATATTTGCAAATTTTCCTGGATTTTCTTCGTAATATTTTTTTCTTTCGTTATGATATTTATTTATTTTAGTACTTTCATTTTGTGACATTTGTTTAATTACAAAGTTTGTATTTTCTAAAAGATCTTTTGGATAATTCATAATAAATAAAAATGGATCTCCTGCTTTAAATAAAACTGGTTTATTGGGTGTTGTAATTTGCCAACAATATTGTAGTGTGGTTGTTTTATACCAATCACTTCTTATTAAGGCTGTCATTGGTTTTGCACCTTGAACAAAATGGTTTGGCGGACCCATTAATATTGAGTAGTGATCTGGATCTGTTTCTATAAATAAAGAAAGATTAAATGCAATTGTTGCATTTGCTGTTGATGTATCTACAACTTTATTTCCATTATCAGAATACTCTCCTTTTAAAATTTTTACATGATTAGGTTCTGTATTAGAGATACCATCCCAGATTACTTCAATATCATGTTTTAAAATAAACTCCCAGCCATGCAAATTAGCGGTAGTTAATGGTTGACAATGATACCCATGTGCATTATGAGTATTATCTAAAAAATCTTTTTTAAGATTTCCTTTTTTAATATCAAACGTTGTATTTTTGTCTAAGGTTTTCAGTATGATATATGGGGGAGTCTGCTCTGTGTGCAAATTCATTCCTATCTGCCATAATTACAAAAGAATACTTAATTCCATCATCAGTAACTGGCTCTGATGAATGAACATATATATATGCTGATGGAGAAATTACAAAATCTCCAGCAGTTGGTTTATGTTTTACATTAAATTCTGGAAAAAATAATTCTCCTCCAGAGTAATTATCATTTGGATATCCTACTGAAGATACGGTACATCGATATGGGTCGCCATCATCTGAGTGTGCTTTAAAGTATTCACCACGACCATATCTAACAATGTTGATGCACTCGTAGTAATCAATCTTAGATAAATAATTTTGACTAGTATAATGAGACATACAGGTTTTTAAAGAATCCATCAACTGTTTATGTAAATCTAACATATCAGAAGAATATTCATCTCTTGGTTCTAAAATATTTTCTTTAATTTTAAAATCTTTACATTTTCTATATTCTAAATTAGTGTCTCCATACGAAAGACCAGCCTGTTTCCATTTAAACCTTGTTCCAGGAATTGCAAGAGCATTTTCAATTCTTTCAATACAGTTCCACTCTTTTGGAATTGCATTTCTATACACGTATATTCCTGGTGCAAGAATGTCATATTCTAGTTCAACTTCTTGTCCACTGTAAAAAATTTTTGTTTTCATTTACCCCTCTTACTTAATACTTTATTATATCATATGTAAAAATAAATTATTACCATTTGCCTATTGGACACCTAGATGCTTCAATTGTTGCTTTTGCTGGCATAAAACAACCACATTTTTTACATTGTTTTGTTAATTTCAATAAATTGGGACATGAATTACAAATTCCAAGCCTTAAATTTACAACATCTGGATTAACTCGGTTAGTTCTTGGATTTAATAAATCTATTGGTGTTGATCCATTTTTTTCTTTATATTCTGACCACTTACTCATAGATAAGATTGTCTCTTTTAAATTCCTCTTTAATAATAAATTTTGTGCCATCAAAAGTAGAGTTTAAGTCATATACATACATTCCATTTTTATATTTACTCATATCTAAAATTAATGGACTTGAAAGAATTATTGACCCTACGTATTCTGTGGTTTTCCATGTTTCAACTACTTCTTCTCCTGACAATATCTCTATAGTAATTCCGTCATGCTCTGGATACATAGATGAAACATCTTTAAAACTGGTAGCATTTAATAAAATTTCTCCAAATGTATGTAAAATTGCAGCCGTATACAAAACTTCTTGATCAATAACAAATGCAATTGGCATGCCTAAAATATCTGGACTGTAAAAATATTCAATTGAACTATCTGTAACCACTTTTTCTCCTTTTTATATAATTATACACTACAAGCAATAATTTAGCAAAGAGCGCCGAAGCCAAGTTCTATGCATTGACCTTCAAATGAGCAACGTCCCATAGTAACTTCCCCTGCGGTGCACTGGGCTTGAGGGAAAAAGGTAAAGTTAGGAATAAAGTTAGGTGGTGGTGGGAAGTTAGGTGGTGGTGGGAAGTTAGGAGCCACAAAGTTAGGGAAGTTGGGGAAGTTAGGGAAGTTAGGGAAATTAGGACCTGCGGCTGCTGGAGAAACGTTATTACTTGCTGATGAAAAATCAGAATCTAAAACAGTATTACTTAACTTTACTGTAAAACTATAAGATGTTCCATTTGATAGTCCAGTAACTGTAATTGGCGATCCAGATCCTGTATTAGAAATTGAACTAGGAGATGAAACAACGGTATACGTTAAAGAAGAACTTGGCTTACCTAAATATTCTGGTGCTGTAAATGTTACAGTTGCTTGACCATCGCCAGCAGAGGCAGTTCCAATTGTTGGTGTTCCTGGTTTACGACCAGCAGATGATAATACGGGTCCTAGTCTTGACATTATGCAACTAAGTCTCCAAGAACAACCCAAGAGTCGGTGGCACGTTTAATACATACGGCAGATGACCATTGTGCTCTTAATTTTAATCCTGGAGTTCCGTTTACTGTTGTTGTACCCGCATTAGTTGCGGCAATTGTTACTTGTCCAGAGCCTGTTTGTAATATAGTAATTTGTGCTCCCGTTGCAAATGCGGCAGTAGCATTTGTCGGAATTGAAACGGTAAGTGGAGAAGAACTTCCTACTTCAACCATTTTTCCATTATCAGCAAGCACAAGTTCATAAGCAACTGTTTGTGGGTTAATTGAAAGATTTATAACTGGAGCAGTTAAAGTTTTATTGGTTAGTGTTGCAGCATTGGTAAGTGTAACATCTGGTGTTGTCCAGGCTAAACCTGATGCTTCTGCAGAGTTAGCAGTTAAAACTGTTCCATTACCTCCAACAGATAAAACAGATAGTGTGTTATCTGCTGAAGCAGAAAGTAGGTCACCTTTTGCGGCAAAGTCTGTCTCTAATAATGATCCAGAAGTATCTATAGCATCTATTTGATCTTGTAAATCATTAATTGTATAAGCAATGGATGGATTTACAAGATTTGCTGCATTAGAGTTTGCCGAATTATAATTTTCGTCTCCATAGTGATATAAACGAAATGCTGCCTGTATGTCGGCAGGATCTGATAATCCTGGAATTTTAGTTTCTACTAACGTACCTATTGATTCTGCTGCCATATATCACCTCATTAGAATTATATCATAAAGATATAGACTAAGACTCCTCATCTTCTAAAATTGTTATAAATAAATGTGTTGTTACTTGCCCCTCTAAAACCGCCCAATCTCCATATGGGCCAGAATCTACATCTGTTCTATGCTCAACTGCTTTAAAGTTTATAACTAAATTTTGATTGTTTCCAGCAAGAGCGGGTATGCTCATAGAGGCTGCAACTGGATTATCATTTACAATACTAAATTGAACGCTAAAGTTACTAGCAGTTAGTGATGTTAAAGATGTAATATTTGAAATAGGAATTACAATTTGTGCAATTCCATTGGTATAAGTTGTTGTGTGATTAACTGAATAGATTGTTGGATTTAATTCTAAAACCTGAATCCAGGTATTTGCTCCAGGTTGAGATACGTATTGATATAAATATCCATAATCTGTACCTGGAGAGGTATTAATATATAGATCATTAAGAAGTGGGGTTTGACCAACTCCTTCTGTATTTGGATTTCCTGCGCCAACAAAAACTTGACTTCCACGAGTTCCAGTGGCACCAATATCTATTAAAAGTTCCACAGTTTCTGGAGGACCAAGAACTGTAATGTCATCATTATCTAATAAAACATCAGGCATTAAACTGCACCCGTAATATCATCTGTTACTGCAATTATGCCATTAAGTAATGTATAAATTTGTACTCCATTTGTAATTTGAACGTCATAAACGTATGGTCCACCAACGAGAGTCCTACCAATTGCTGGAGTAATTGTGCAAGTTACAATATCTGTTGTCGTATTTACGGTTGCAACTGCAGCGGTTTGAGTTGCACTACTTCCTCGTTGATTTGCAATTGTAAAAGCAGCAGTATAACCTGTTAAATCAAATGATTCGCCATTTGCGGTTTTAGGACGAATTACAAATTGAGATGTGTCGCCACGGTAATAATTAAAACTATAGACTCCTGGAAATGCCATTATTCCTCCTAACTTATTATACCATTAAGAATTAACCCTGGTAGAATTATTTTTTTACTTTAAATACTTTTTTACCAATTTTAATAATTGGTGGAAGATTATCCTTTTTCGCTGATATTTTTACTATTGGCATTATAGACCTGGAGTTACATCACCTAGCACGCATATGGTTCCAATTACTGGAGTCCATACTGTGTCTGCGTTTGCACCGCTACCGCCTTCAATTATTACTTGTAAATCAAACTGTAGTTCGGCAACAATTGAGCGGTATTTAGTACCACCCCAATTTTCAGTAATGTTTGCTGGAGCAAAAATTTCAACATACCCATCTTCGGGGGTAGTAATAAGTTCATCTAAAACATCTCCATTGGAATCATAAGATGTAGCGCTATATGTCCAGTCTGAGGTGTCGTATGGTGTGGTTTCGTCATCTTCAAAAAACTCTACCTTTAGGGTTGCACTATCTCCACGGACTACTGTCCACTGTATGTTGGCTGGTGTTGCGCCATATTTTTCAATTGTAGATACGCACATAATATTTGATTATACCATAAAATATGCTAACCCCTAGGCGCAGTGGGGGGGGTGGGGGCAACCTAGGGGCAGCACTAAAATTATAACATTATATATTAATAGACATTATATTTGTAACAAAACG